GCAAGCTGAGACACTTCATACCGCTCCTTCAGACTAGCCTTGATGATCTCCCGGCTATCGAACGCGAAATAGTATTTTTTCTTTTCCGATTCAAGTAGCAGGTCACGGTTGAGCGCCGTTTCAAAAGCGCAGATAATCGGGTAGATTGCGCACTTGTAGGTTTCCTCGAAGCTGCCCTTGATGTGGAAGATACCGTTGATTTCCCCCGCCAGCGTCTGCTTGTTCTCGTTGAGTTGCATTTCCGTGGACGTGCTGCTTGCCTCTTGGAAGTCCACACCATTGTTCAAAACCACGACATTCTCTTCCGAGTTAGCGTACAATCTCGCCCAAGCGTTCTTCAGCGTATCGATTTCCTCCTGACCTAGCTTCCGGTTAGCTTTCAGGAATCCGCGCTTACTGCCGCCAGCCTTCACAAGCGAAAGCTGATAGACAAGCGTCTGATATGCGGTCTCCAGCGCCTTCGACACTTCCACGGTCAAGCCGATCCCACTCGCACCGTCCTTCGTATTCCGCAACAGTTTAATGAACTCGAATGGCTTGTAAATATCCGCGCCAACAAGAATGTCATAATCCTTGTGGATCGGATCTGCGTTGATATTGATACTCACATTATCCGTGGCGACATAATACAAGCCAGTAACATCATTCCGGGAACGCTGGATATAACAATAGCCACCCTTGCCAAGCAGATAGTCCTCGACCATTGCCTTCTTCAATTGGTAGCCGTCCAACGTGTCCCCAGTGTCCCCGTTCAGCATCCTCACTCGCGAATCATTCTCCACTTCCTCCACTACGCCCTTGGTACGCTTGTACAAGCGCACCGGCATACATGCCACGGTCGAAGTGATGAAGTCAACCGCAGCAGACACTGCGGGGAGTGTCATAGCCTTCTGCCGTGTGATTGGCTCGCCAGTGAGTAGCGCACGCAACAGCACATCACTCACCTTCGGCTCAACCACCGGCTCGGTATCGCGTTTACTGCGATTGAAAAGCCACATAATATTACCTCCTAGATAACCTGAGCCACAAAGTCCATGTGGTTAAAGTCTACGTCCTGCTGAAGCAAATACATTGCGTTGATTAGGCTCACGACCATATCGACCTTGCCTTTGGATTTCTTCTTGTGGACGTACATGTTCTTGTTCGTGTCGTAGGTGCATCGAGCGTTCTGGAAGTTGATTTCAAGCAGGCGATTCTCCGTATACTCGAATTCCCCTTTAAGGATCTTCTCCTTGAGCAGCTTCGTCGGCGGGTGCAATGTGCTTGAATGCTGGCGGATCTCCACCGTCTGATATCCGGCAGCTTCAAGTTTCTGCGCGGAAGATAAAGCGTTCCAACGGTCGTAGCCGATAGCCTGCACCTTCACGCCGAACCGTTCCTCGATATTCATGATGAAGTCCTCGACAACCTTGTAGTCGATAACCTTGTCACCGCAGGCTATGCACTTCCCTGCGCGGATAAACTGCCGGTAGTCGATTTTCTCGAAGGCGTTCTTTTCATCGATACGACCTTCAGGGATAAACGCGAACACGTCGGCAAGCACATTATCGTCCTCGTCAACGCTCACCATAGCGACTGAAGTGTTGTCGTTGGTTTCGGACAGATCGAGACCAAGCCACACAGTTCGCCCAGCCCAATCAATGCCAGACACCTTGCACGCTTGCACGTCGTTCACATCAATATACGTTTCAGTGCCAGCGCCCTGATAGATTATGTTGCAATGCTTGGTGAGAAAATTCTCGCGAGCCGATTCCACCGCGATCGCGTAAGCCCGCTTCTTCTTCAGGTCTTCCCAGATCTCCGGAATCTCCAAGGACACCGGGTTAGCTTGGCGCATTATCAAATCGTCTTCCGCCCAGTTCTTCGGATTATCCGGCTCGTAAAGCAACGCGAACCGTGACGGGTCATCGATAATCCCGTCAAGCACCTTCTTCGAATACGCTACCTCGTCCTCGAATGGATTATCCACAGTCGGATACTTCGTGCTGATGATGAAGCCCAATTTGTTGAGAATATTCAACTGCCCGGAACGCATGGCTTCAACCGCGTAGCTGGTAGGCAATGCGCCCACCTCGTCAGCACAGAAAGCGTTCGGGAGCCTACCGTCCATGCGGCTAGTCGAATAGCTCAAGGGAATGTACGTCGTGCTCAATGGCTTGAACGTGATTGAATCGCGTAGAATCTTCCACCGAGCCACGTCCTTGAACGCGTACACGTCCGGCGAGCTTTTAAGCGTCTCCGAGATCGCTTCACGCACCTCACGGCTTAAAGTGCCATCAGGTGCCACCGAATAAAATTTGCTGAAACGCGGCTCAGTCAGGAACAACAGTATGAAAATCGTGGCGATTGTGTACGTTTTGAAGTTCTTTCGCGCGATCTCCAACACGCATGTCTCATACTTTCGTTTCGCTGGGTTATCCCTGCTAACCGTGCAGAGAGTGGCGATATAGAAAAGCCATTGATATCCGGTAGTGCAATCGTACAATGACTGCCCGGCACGCAAGCCCTTCGGCATACGCAATACCTTGAGAATCGCATATAATTGCTTTACCTTGCGTCGGCTCACGAAATAAGTCTCGTCCTTGCCGTCGCAAATAGCCATCCACGCCTTCATTTGTTTCTTCACATACTTCGGTGTCGTATCAGCGTCGATGCACTGCAAGCAGTACTCATAGGCCTTATTCCGCATCACGGTCACCAGCCATCACAGAATCATAAAACCGCTCTTGCACAAACAGACCCTCAACAACCCGTGTACTGTTTGAATGGTCGGCAAGTGAGAGAGAACCGCGTGATGCAATCTCAACACACCCACGCGGGCAGGTATACTCTGAGACAAACACGGGGAAATCCACCTCGGCCAGCCAATCCTCGAAAGCGTCATAATCAAAACCGCCACCATACTGGCTTATCCTCGTTCCATTATATGGCGGGTCAGCATACACAGTGGAACCAGCGGGAGCATCAAAATCACGATAATCGCACCGCGACGTTTCAAGCTCAGCCTCCGGACACGCTCCATGAATATCCTGCAGACGTGCAACAGCCTCAATAGCCTGTAGTCTCGACACTTTGCGATCAAGATTATCCCCACATTGCAAATGGCTGGAAAGCGCCCTGATAAACACCTTGTACGCCGCGTACCTGTCAGCAACCGTCGCGCCGTACATCATGCGTTCAGCCGCAATGCACACATCCTCACGCTCACTGCTGTAAATATAGTACCTCTGGTCATTCCCAAAACTGTAAACAAGCCGGGAAAGCGTATCAGTTGACTCCTTGAACTCGTCGCGCGTCAACGGGAACCCCGACAGATCAATGTTCCCATTGACGGCATCAGCAAAAACCTCCGGCGCATCGGAAATGTCATTCGCAATCACGCGATTGAATTTCCCCGAGAGCATCGCACAATGGGTGACAGCGCAACCGCCCGCGAACAGATCGACAAGCGTGTCATTAGCCGGAAGGGCACCCACGACCCATTCAGCTATTCTGTTCTTGCTCCCCATGTATGGCAGTCCATACGCCTTACGCCTCTTCATCTTCATCATCCTCAGCCTCTCCGTTAATCAACGCAAGCAGCGGGTCAACGTCCCCGCCATCACGCTCAGCGTCAGACTTGCCGAAACCTTGGATAATACGCATAAGCGTCGTTACAGTCCGATTGGCGGAATCCGTGGTCTTGTTGTATTCTGTCACAGCCGGATTACTGTAGAGATTCTTGCGTCCCTTCACGTACTCCTTCTTGACAAGCATCCCGTTCTCATTCATGCTCTTTTCGAGTTCGGTGAGAATCTTAATCTGCACCTGATAACGTTTGAAAGTCGTTACGAAGAAGAAATTGGTCTGAACGCCAGTCTCTTCGGCTATACGAAGGATCTCATTAGCCTGCTCAGTGAGCGATTGTCTCTGTTGCATTTCCCATACCTCGCTTTAGATGTGCCTCGAAATAGTTCGCGAACTGCCAATTCCTGCACGTACTATACGATTCCGTCCGATAGTGACTGTCAGATGGATTATTGTATTTATCGTCAATCGGCAAACGCTCCGCGCCTTCGATTACCACGGATACCCCATTATCAGAAC